AACTGACCATTTAAAGTTTTAGATTGTTTTGTTGCACCTTCAAAAAATACACCACCCTCACTTGTAAGATTTATTAATGCTTGATTAACTAAATCAGCACCAATCTTACCTTTACGCATTGCAGATTCAAACTCATCACCTTGTTTACCTGTAATACGTTTTAATTCACTTGTAATGTCAACTCCTCTTTCTAATAGTTGTAATTCTTCCTCTCTTTGTAATTTACCTTTTGCTAATATTTGACCAAATGCTGTTGATATTCCACTTAAATCAGCACCAGTAGCACCAGCAACATCCGATAACCTTTTTACAGTATCAACTAAATCTTGTGTTTCAAAACCAAAGGCTTTTAAACGCTTTGATTGTTCTATTAATTCACTACTTGTAAATGGTGTTACATTACCAAATGCTTGTAATTGACTAATAATTTTATTGGCTGAATCAACAGAACCAGTAAGTTGTATTAATGCAGTTCTTTGTGTTTGGAGTTCAGCTGTTTTTACAAAAACAAATCTAAATGTTGCAGCAAGAGCTAATGCTTTTAATAACGGAGCTATTGATCTTGTTAATGTTTGAACACCACCAGCAGCTACTTTTGCTGATGTTCCTTGTTCTCTAAATGAACGATTTGATCTATCTAATCTGCCTTTTAATTTATCTGTATTCTTACTAAGTTGTTTTGTTATTCTGTCTGTTTGCTGCAATGGTCTAATTGCATTTTGTGCATCAACTATTAATCTGACTGTTGATTGTGCCACAAATAAAAATAGACTTTATTATATATTACCTTGTTTTAGCTTTTTGACGATTTATTTCTTGCTTTTCTCTTTCATTTTTAACTTCATAATATGCAGCCCAATATATTAACTCTTCTTCAGTAATACCCTTTCTTAATTCTTGTAATGTCTTACTAAGTTCTGTTGCGAGAAAAAACTCAAAATTTAACCAGTTATCTCGCTTGATTCTTTTTTTGCTGAGTTTAAATCAATATCTAATCCCATCATAAATATTTCTAAGTCATTCAATATAGTTCCTGGTAGAAACCTTTTAAGGTTTTCAGCATCAGCAGAAGCAAATGCTTTTGTACCATCTTCATTTTCTGCAATTTGGCATAAAAGCCTTGTTGATATGACTAACCCTTCTTCTGTTCCAACAGCAGCTTGTGCTTGTATTCTATCGTGTCTGGTTATTGGTGGAAAATATAATTCTTTTAAAATGGTTCCATCAGGATTATTAAGTTCATACTTTCTTCTTTTAGTCATTACATCAGCAAACGCTTCTGTAATAAGGTCTACGTTTCTTTTTGCAGGCATAGGGTTTTAATTGTATTACCCTAATATACTATATAGCTGAAGTAATGGCACCATTAGTAATAAAGGTAAGGCTTACCTCTTGAATTTCTCCAAGTGTTGCTCCATATTCTGCATTGGTAATGATACCAGCAAAACCAATTTTTTTACTTGCTGTTCCACTGTCAGGAAATAACTCAAATAATGCATCGCCAGCATCACCAGTTACAAGAACATCATCAATAAAGGCTTGGTAATCTGAGTTGCCAGATGGGTTATAAAGTAAAGTTGCTGAACCTTCACCAGAGATAAGACCACCTACAAAAGATTTTGAAGTTGCACCCATGACAGTAGTCTCTTGAGTGTCCTTACTAACAGACAATGACCATGCTCTTAAATCTGAAATGTCGGCTTCTGTTCCGCCAGCATTTTCAAACATGATTTTTCCTACATCACCTTTAACAGCCATAACAAAAAAAAGTATTTATTTTATATTAGCTCTTTTTAGTCTTTTTCACATCTATTTTACAATTTTGTTGACTCTCATAATATTTACGACATTCAGGATCCCAGTAAGCAGCTTCTCTTCTTCCTTTTACAGCTTCAATAGCATCTAGCATTTCTTTTGTGATTTCAAGTTTTGGCATAATTAAAGTTCCTCATATATTTCAAATGTTACTCTGATTTGTGTCTGAAATTTTCCTTCAGGACTAGAAGTTAATACTTCTGGTCCTACTGGTGAATCAAAAATAACATCTGAAACTGTAATTTTATTGTAAAGGTCACGCAATCGTTTGCCAATAACAAAATTTGCACCAGAGCCTATTCCTTCTTCAGTAAATATATTTAAAACAAGTAAACCAACAATAAGATTTACACCATCAGCTAAATATCTTCCACTACCAAAACTTGTTTCACATTGAACAAAACTATCTTCAGTTGTTGAATCAAATGACATATTACTAAATACAACTGGGATAGCTGGACTTGATGCTAACTCTGTAGCTAGTCTCCCCTCAATAGTAGACCTAACTGTATTTAAATCTATTGCAGCCATTATAATCTCCCAAATTTTTCTTCTATATGTTGTTGCACCTGTTTAGCTATTAATTCTGGATAACCCTTAATTGTATTTGTTTCAGGCTTTGTTCTATATCTACCCTGCCAACTAGGTGGAAGGCTGGTTCCATAAACAACTGGTTCTGCATATTCTACATTTGTAGAAACTACACCTTTAAAAGCTGTAACTTCACTTGTCCATGATCTTCTTAATCTACCAGTATCAACAGGTGTGTTACGAGCTACTTCTTCTTCCCAGAAAAAAGTACCACTTTTTACTGCTTTAATAATATCTTGCTTAAATTTTTCATTAACGATTGCACTTAATCTTATTTCTCTAGCCATAATTACCTCAAAATAAGTTCAAAACTAATTGGTGTATTATTCTGTTCATTTGTAGTAACAGCAATAATTTTAAATTCAACACTACTAATTACAACTCTATCTTTAGTTGTTGGAACATAATCTAAATCGTTTGCAGATATTGTTAAAATTTTATCTTGCTGCTCTATTAAATCATTAACCTGTGACCTTGTTACTTTTTCTAAAACACCTTTAAGTGTAGTATCAGCAGTGGTCTCAGAGATAACACCTGTAGTTGTATTGTAGGAACCAGCAGTAACTTTTCTGACAGTTACATTTCCACCTAATTTATTAAGTGTTTTTGATGCTGCTTTTTTTAAAGCATTGGCTAAACTCATTAGATTCTATATGCAATAACTTGGCCACTAGCCAATGTAATACTTGTAATTACACCTTCTACTTCAGATGCTACTCCCATAGTAATTCCATTAATTGTTGATGAGCCATTCTCTGTTAAGTTTTCTGAAACGAATGTTGCTTCAGCAGCAGCCAAACAATGTACTTTTCCAAACCGACCAGTATGTGTGTCTGTGTTTGTGATAATGATTGCTGCAGGGTAATAGCCCATTTGTTAACTCCTTTTAATTGCTACGTTGCCGGGTCCACCAATTCTTAATCCTGTAAAGTACCTATCGAATAATGGTGGAACTCGATCTGCACCAACAGCACCATAAAAATTAGGTGTTGCTTCTAGGTTACCAATTTTTACGTTTTTGTAATCCTCTAAGCCACTTAATCCTAACCCATCTCTATTATTATTTAAATATACAGCTAAAATAACTTGTGCTTTTTTAACTTGATCTGGTATTTCTGTATCTGTAAAATAATCTGTTGATATGCGAAAAGGAAAGCCTGTTGCATAAGTATTTATATAAGTATCAGGTTTACGAACTCCTGTTCGTGGCCATTGTAATGCTTGTGTATTAGTTACTCTTGCTCCTAAAAATCTTTCACGATCAACTCTTACAGCAGCAGTAAATAAAGCTCTATTTTGGTTGTCAGCATTTGAAGTGTCCCATGCAGTAACATCATCATCTGCAATGAGTCCTTCTATTATTGAATTTGCATCAGACAGAGTTATGTAACTGTTCGCTGATGCTCCCCCCACTGTTGCGTCTATCGTTATTGCCATTTTGTTTTAATTTAGGCTTTCGTTTTGTTTTTTTAAGAGGTGCAGGGGCTACTTGTTTAGTAGCCTCCTGTTCTCTCATTCGTTTAAAAGCGAATAAACCCATTAACTAGATGCACCTTTCAATGCAACAAAGTTAATAACGATTGCTTCACTTAATGAACCAGCAGATGCATTAGTTACAGTAACTTTAAATGATCCAGCAGCAACAGTACTAACACCTAAAAGATAGGCACCAGCAGTCCCAGCAGAACCATGATTCACTACTACAACATCTGTTGCAGCAATTTTGTCATTAGTAACTGTAAATGTAACTTCTGCAGCAGCAGCTAAAGCTGCATTGTTCATAGTAATTTGACCTGACTCTGTATTAAGAGTTACACCTGTACCTTTGTTGGTTGCTTGGGTTACTGTACCGCCTGTTGTTGGTCCAGCTAACTTACCAGCAGTTACCTCAAATGTTGATGGCATGATTAATTACTCCTAGTCTTGAGTTGATACGTTAGTAGCTCTAACGATACCAATGTTCTTTGTCTCGTAGACCTTCGACCAGTTGCCTACAGTTTGAAGTTGTGATCTTGTTGGGTTAACAGTTGTAACTGCCCACTTAGAACCTACAGGATGATAGCAATAGTGAAGATCAATAGCCATAGCATCAGATTTAGCCAGAATGTCTCTGTCTGTCTCTGTTGTAAGACCAGCCTGTTCGCCACTAGCTACTGAACCAGCAGTAAAGAAATATGTACTGTATTCAGTTGATGAACCACTACCAGTAGTTGTAACATCATCAGAAACAATAACTCTTAAACCGCAATAGGTTGGAACAGTATCATTGCCACCAGCATATGCAGGGGCAATAGTACCACCAGATGCTGTTGCAGAACCGCCATTACCATCTGCTGCAAGAACATAGTCAACCATTTTTCTCTCAACGAGATCATAGTAAACTTTGCTGTGCATACAAACTGCAGTTAGCTTATCTCCTTGGTCGCCAAGAATTGATCTTGCTTTTGCAACGTGTCTTGGAGATAAACCAGTTGGAGTGTCACCAGAACCACCATCAATTGTTAAACCAAAAAATGCAGCATTAGAATCTGTTGTATTAACAGAACCAAATACTCCATCAAGACAAGAAAGTAAATCTTTTTGTCTCTGGTTTGCAATGTAAGCACCAATCTTTTGACCGATTGCAGCCATTGGATCAGAACCTGCTGCTAATGCAGCTAAATCTCTTGATTCAAATGCTCTCCCGCGATGTAAAATAACTCCAACTTGTTTGTCAGTAGAAATTTTGCCGGGTGTTAATGAAGATGAATCTGAAAGTACCTCGAAATCTCCAGAAAGATTCGCACTGAAAAAAGGTACATTTATAAAATCACCACCCTCAGTAGCATTTAACTCAGCCATAGGTGCAACCACACCGCTTGCAAGAAATGAATCTCGTGCAGTTGTTTGCTCTATGACATATGGAGTAAATACCTCTGGGACGATAATATCGCTCCTGAGAACTGCCATGTGTTCAAGAATAAAAGTTTAACGGTTGTGGGCGTAACCCTATTGGCCTAGCGTAACTTTGCCTAATAACCTATATACTAACGTGTTTTAGCAATATCTCTCAACTTTTGCCAAGTTTCCTTACCATATGTTTTAAAAATCCTACCTTGTTCTGTAATATCTTCACTAGATTTAAGAAATGGTTTAATCATATCTTCTGAAAAAGCATCAGAAGATGGTCTTGATATAGGTGCACCACCACCAGTTGGCAATTTATTTTTTAATAAATAAGGCTTTTCTTTTGCTAGTTTTGTTTTTACATATTCAGCAACAGGAAGTTGTTCATATCCATCAACAACAATAGGTTG